TTCCGTAATTAGTTCCTTATTATTTTCAAAGTCCTTAATCATATCACGAATCTTGATTGCCAATAGAAAGTCCTCGTTTTCAACCGCTCGGTCTAATTCTTTCTTTAGACTTTCAACTTTCGTAGGTCCTTTCTTTTTACTGTCAAATGGTTTCATACCTTCAGAACCGTAAGTTCTTACAATACTTGTAATTTGGTATGAACCATCTTTTGATGTGAAGGTTTCTTTTGTCCAATCACCATTTTCATCTGTTCCTTTTTCTGTTGATGATTTACCAACAACATAACCACCACCCATTGGATTGTAACTTGAACCCAACATTTCTTCTAAATCTTTCATCATCTCATCGAGACTCTTTTTTCTTCCATTTCCAAAAAAATCAAACATAGTTTTTTTTATTTAAATTTTTATTTTATATTTGTAACCACAATAATAAAAAAATGTGCCAAACTATCAATACTGACATTTTGTCACCATCAAAAAATTAAATATGACATTTTGACAAAAGTTTGATACTTTCACAATTATTGTTACCTTTGAACTACAAAACATAAATACTATGATAGAAGAAATGGACCCTAATGAAAAATCTGGTCGACGTAATAAAGACCAAAATCCTCAATCCAATACACCCGTGTTGGATAACTTCTCCCGTGACCTAATCAAGTTGGCTGAAAAAGGAAAACTTGACCCCGTTATTGGTAGGGACCAAGAGATTGCACGGATTGCACAAATCCTATCTCGTAGAAAGAAAAATAATCCAATTATTATTGGTGAACCTGGTTGTGGTAAAACCGCAATCGTTGAGGGGTTGGCGATAAAAATTTTTCAAGGTGAATGTCCACAGAATCTTTGTGACAAACGTATTGTATCGTTGGATATGACATCGATTGTTGCTGGTACGAAATATCGTGGACAGTTTGAAGAACGTCTTAAGGTAATTCTTGAGGAACTTAATAATAACCCTGACATCATTGTCTTTATCGATGAAATCCATACCATTATCGGAGCGGGTAACTCATCTGGTTCATTGGACGCTTCGAACATCTTTAAACCAGCACTTGCTCGTGGTGAACTCCAATGTATTGGGGCAACCACATTGGATGAGTATCGTGAGAACATCGAAAAGGATGGTGCGTTGGAACGTCGTTTTCAAAAAGTATTGGTAGATGCCGCATCACCTGAAGAAACCCTTCAAATCCTAAACAACATCAAAGACCGTTATGAGGCACACCACAAAGTAGAGTATTCAAAAGAGTCACTTGACGCATGTGTTTATTTGGCTGACCGTTACATTACCGACCGTGAATTTCCCGATAAAGGAATTGACATTATGGATGAAGTAGGTGCTCGTTCTCAAATCAATGTCAAACTCCCTGAAGAGATTGAGCAACTAAAACTCAAAGCGTTAGACATCAAAGAACAAAAACTTCTTGTGGTAAAAAAACAGAACTACGAAGAAGCCGCTCATCTTCGTGACAAGGAAAAGAAAATCCTCAAACAACTTGAGGACGCTAAAAAAGATTTTGAACTCAAACAAAATACTCAGCGAAAACTTATCACCGAAGAAATGGTCTACGAGGTTGTTTCACTTATGACCAAAATCCCAGTGAACAAACTATCACAAAAAGAAATGGAAGGTCTCCTTGAACTTGAGAACAGTCTAAAAATGAATGTTATCGGTCAGGACTCCGCTGTAACCAAGATTGCAAAAGCGGTTCGCCGTAACCGTGTGGGTATTAAAGACCCAAATCGTCCAATTGGTTCGTTCATTTTCTTGGGTTCAACAGGTATTGGTAAAACACACTTGGCAAAACAATTGGCTAAGGAAATTTTTGGAGCTGAAGATGCTCTTATTCGTGTGGACATGTCAGAATATCAAGAAAAACATGCGATGTCTCGATTGATTGGTTCACCTCCAGGTTATGTTGGTTTCAACGAAGGTGGTCAACTTACCGAAGCAGTTAAGAACAAACCATATTCGGTTGTGTTGTTTGACGAAATTGAAAAGGCGAACAAGGACATCTTCTCACTTCTTCTTCAAGTGTTGGATGACGGTCACCTGACAGATGGTATGGGTCGTAAGATTAACTTCAAGAACTGTATCATCATCATGACATCTAACATCGGCGTTAAAAAACTTCAAGACTTTGGTACTGGTGTTGGATTTGAGACATCATCACGTATGTCCTCAAACGAAGACTTGAAAGTACAACTTCTTCAAAAAGAACTTAAAAATTATTTTACACCTGAGTTCTTAAATCGTGTTGATGAAGTGGTAATGTTTAGTTCTCTCGGAGAAACTGAAGTTAAACAAATCGTAAATATTGAACTTTCAAAACTTACGAAGCGTTTGAACCGTCTTGGTTACCACGTTGACTTTGACGAATCTCTCCATGTGTTCTTGGCGAAAGTTGGATTTGACGAAAAGTACGGTGCCCGTCCTATCAAACGAGCAATTCAAGAAAAAGTGGAAGACTTTATCTCTGAGGAAGTACTTCGAAGTAACATTAAGATTGGTGGACATTACCAACTCACAGTTACCGATGAAGTGGTAACCCTCACATCAAAAGAAGAAGTATTAATTGAGGGGGGGAATTAACCCCCCTTTTTTTTTTGTTTGTTAACAATTTTTTATTATCTTTGTAGTCACTATGGAAAATAACACCCTCAAACGATTTATGGAACTACTTTCGGTTCCAAGCAAAACTTACCATGAAGACCGTATGGTCAATTACCTTATGGGTGTTATTACCAAAATGGATGGTGTTTCCGTATACAATGACGACTATGGAAACATCTACGCAACAAAAGGAATCTTGACATCAGGATACTACCCGATGTTTATCGCTCACACCGACACGGTACACGAAATGGTGGAAGAAATTGTGGTGGTAAAAACTTTGTTACCAAAACCAAATACGTTTGGTATGTCTTTCGACCCTACCGTTCAACATAAATCACTTAAAGCAATTACTCCTGATGGAGACCCCACCGGAATTGGTGGTGACGATAAGTGTGGAATTTTCATATGTTTGGAACTTCTTGAAAAACTTGAATACTGTAAAGTCGGTCTTTTTGTATCTGAAGAAACTGGTTGTGTTGGTTCATCAAAATGTGATGTGAACTTTTTAAATGATGTTGGTTATGCCGTTCAGTTTGACGCACCCGGTGACGCTCTAATTACCGAGTTATGCTCGGGAGTTCGTTTGTTTGAACAAAATGGTGAGTTCATTAATCAAGTTCTTCCTGTGATTGAATCCGCCATGGGTGTCAAGATGCTCCGTCAGTCTCACCCTTACACCGACGTATCACAAATCAAAAAGAAAGGTGACTTTTCTTGTATCAATATCTCTTGTGGATACTACAACATGCACACACCGAATGAGTTCATAGTAGTTGAGGACGTTGAAAAGGCGATTGATGCTGGTTTGAACATTGTTGAAAAACTCGGTTACAATAAGTTTGAATATAGTTACGAAAAACCATCACACTTACAATACGGACTTTTTAATTTGGGGGATACCGGTGATGAAGATGATGATGATATAGATAACCCACCATTTGACACTGATGATTTCGAATTAGATATGGATTTCAACAAGGCAATCTACTACGAGGGTTTGTTGAGTATTATCGACAAGGAGACAAATACTTCTGTTGTCTTAACTGAAACCGAAATTGAGGACCTATATAACCACCTACGTGAAGTTATGACAAGACGGTATTGGGATTATTAATCGAAAATATCAAACATTTGATAGTTTGAGAAAAGGTTTTCAAGGTTTTCAAGACTACTAGTAACGTACTTACTTTTCCATTGACCGTCTTTTGAATTACCCACGATATAATAATTGATATCCCCATCAGGAAGTATCTTTCTAAATGATATACTGTAGTCTGTATTAGGGATATAAATATTTTTATCCATACCGCCCTTTTTGTTGATGAACTCATATGATTTGGATATGGAATCAATATCGTATTCACCCTCTTGGATTTTTTCAAGTACATTATCCAAAATAGTGTCCATTCTACTATCCCACTCACTTCTAAATGCTTCCTCATCTTTTCCTATATTCCAAGCAACCTCCTGAGGATTAGTATTAAAGTCATCGATAACATTATCTCTTTCATAATGTTTTTTAATTATGTCAATAATACTCAAGTTAGTTTCACCTCTTTTTGAGTACATAGCAATAATGTTATCAATGGGAATTGATATTTCTTCACTACCGTAGTAACTAGTTGTATATGGTAATTCTTGTTTAATTTTATCAAAAAGTCTATCGGTATATTTTTCCATGGCACTACTTATCGCATAGTCCTCGGCCGTACAATAAAGTTCCTCAGTTAAGTCCCTAAAGTCTTCAAGTTTTCCTAATTCTTCAGTTATTTTTTCTACACAATCGGATGTTATACTACTTTTGTTTTCTCCAAAACATTTTATCAGTTCAGGACTAACATAACTTATAATTTCTTTAATTTTCAATACCTGTTCTTCAGTAAACGCATATGGAAATATATAACCGTTATCCCAATCTTCTTTAGCGTTGTAACAATCATACCAATCATAACTATATGGTTGGTGCCACGCCCACATCCAACTCGAAACATTACCTTCACTATCGTCAAAAATGTCTTCTAAAAAATTGGTGTATGAATCGTATTTTAAGTATATGTTAGTATCGTCAATATCGTCTATCTTATCACCATCAAGAAATGTTGCATCAGAAGGGTCGATTTTCTTTAACTTAACTTTCATAAGTGTTAAAAAATCGTTTGTACTCTGTTCAGACAAAATAAGTTTCTTGAGTTTTAACTTTGACATATTCATATAAATACTTGTTTATAATAAAAATGATATTTATATTTGTAGTATTGAAATCACAGGTGGCTCCCTTAATAGTTAAGGCTGACCTTAAGCATCTGACCAAAAGTCTATACAGGGGGCGAAAGTGATTTCAATGTTCTTTGAAATAATGGGGGTGCCTTGGTATCGATTGGCAGGATTAGTCATCGGGGGCATGCAGTGAGACGTTCTCTATCACTATAATACACGGGGATATTTTTTAAGTGGCAACACTTTTGCAAAGCTTCAGGCTGTAGGTCTCCTACGTACTGAGGAAGTGACTGTAGCGTAAGTTATAGTGACAATTGGGTCGATGGACATATAACCTAGAAACAGAAGTCTTTAAGGTGTGGTTTCTACCCAAAAAGAAATGGAGGTACCGTTTGGTGTTCTACCGATTTAAGTGAACACCCCACAGTTGTTGGTGACGATGGAAAAATTGGAACCAAATATTTCGGAGGGTTAAACAAACCCTGACCTAAGCATGTAGTCCCTTATGGGTAGACTGAGCAAGACGCGGGTTCAAATCGGACCCATTCAACAGTGATGTTGAATTAAAAATCGGATGAATTCAGGGAAAACTAAGTCCTTCGGGATATGTCAATCCTGAGCCAAGCCTGGTAGGAACAGGAAGGTGCAGAGACTAGTGGGTGGTAGACGCTTCTACCGTAATACCACAATAGCGTCCGACATCTCATTTGAGATGATGATATAGTCCACACATCGTAGAAATACTTTGATTCGAGCGAGTCCCGCCACCTCCACCATTGGAAAGGGTCCTTAATTGGACCCTTTTCTTTTTTCAAAAATTAAATCAAAAATTTTAAGTAATTCATTTTCTGGCATATCACCTTTTAAGTGATTGATTGCCCGAGAAATCCATTGAATGTTTCCGTTAATATAGCCTTTTGATGAATCAATTCTATCTAATGACGCAGAAGTTATAGGGTCTTTTTTTATTTTACCATAACTATTAATTTGTAGTTTTATCCCCAAATAAGGGCAAATCCCATTTTGGGATTCCCATACTTGTTTTAAATCTTCAATTGAAACATTAACTTCTTTATTTCTTTTATTAATATTTCTATAGTGGTATTTGAATTTTGTAAATTCATCTTTTCGGTTTCCTGAGTGTTGTGATATATTATAGTCACTTTTTTTCTCGCCAAAATTTTTGAAGTTATTCTTCCCAACACAAGTTCTAGAACAAAAATTTTTTCTATTAATTTTTAAATTACGAGTTATCTCGCTCAACGGTTTTTCAAATATAATACCACAATTATCGCAGGTGCAACTTCCTATTTTTCTACCTTGATGTTTCATACGTATAAATATAGTGTGGAGGTGGAAAAAATCAATGGAGATGAAATTTTGAATATTAATGTATTCATATTTTTTTATAACCCCCCTTGTCTATTTGACACTTTATACTATATTTATTTAACTAATAAACAAAATTCTTTACACTATGAAAAACGTAATTTTCGCAATCTTCGCAGTAGCCATGTTGGCATCTTGCAGTAACACTTCTGAATCTGTATCTACCGATACGGCATCTGTTGACAGTTTAGCTGTTGACACTACAGTTGTTGAGTCTGTAGATACAACAGTCTCTTCTGAAGAAATCAATGCAGAGTTAAATTAATCTTTAATTCTTTCTAAAATTAAAAAGGGGTCATTGACCCCTTTTTTTATTTGTTATAGTTTTGGTTTGTTTCCCAACCATTGATTTTGTAACAAAGTGTACCGCCTCGTCTTCTTGTTTTCTAATAATTCACATAGTCAAATATTTTCTAATAAAAATTTTATAAATGTGATAAAATACAAATCCGTGCCGTATATTTGTATTGTTAAACCACCACACACACCATGACAACAAACAAAACCTTCATCCTCGACAAAGTAAAAACCTACAACGGTTCAAACGACTTCATCCGCAAAATGAGCGAGTCTCTTCACAAGTGGGGTCGTCTCACAGACAAACAATATGAAGTTGTTGAAAAACTCGTTATCAACGAAGACCGCACCAAAGAAGTTGATATGGAGTCTATTCCCACCGAGATTCGTTCAATCCTTGAATACAACGGTCAGACCGCATTTATCGTGGACCTTAAGACCAAATACTTGACCTACCGCACCCTCTCTGAAAAACAAATCCAAAAAGGATACGAGGCGGTAAATCGTGAGAAGGCAAAAAACTCTCAAACCACCCTTAACCTTAAATTGGTAGGAAACACCATCAAGTTGGGTCGTACAATCGCCGAAAAAATCAAAAAAGTAAAAGGTTTGGAGTTCTTCCCAATCTTGGTTGACGTAACCGAAGTAATGGTAATTAGCGACAAGGCTTTCAAATTAAAGGCCAAACTCACCAAAGAAAACGGAGGTATCTGCCGTTGTTGCGGAAAAACCCTCACCGATGAGATGTCTCGTCTGACTGGTATCGGACCAGTATGTTCAAAGTACGTAGGTATTAAACACCCCGAAACCAAACTTGACCTACCACAGTACCGTGAGAGTATCAACAAAAAGATTGACGAAATCGGTGAGTTTGAATTTTGGATTCCAAAACGTGGAATCGTACAGTGGAACGGAAGTGCTGGTGTGATGTTGAAGTTCTAATAAAATGGGGGAGAAATCCCCTATTTTTTTTAAAATAAAAAAGGGGAGTTACCTCCCCTTTAAATGATTAACCACATTTATGTATTAGTCTTGAGTGCGTGATAAAGTTTCACCGTCTTCTTCATCGACTTTTTGAATCAACATCTTATCTCTGTCTTCTGAGTTGAACCAATAGTCAATAACTTTATTAAGGTTACCGACAAAGGCACCAAATAAAATTAACAACATCTCTTTCCAACTTTCTTGAATTTCAATTCCAAAGAATACTGCCGAGTTTATACCTAAAAGGATGAAGAAAAAAAGGAATAACACAACCAATGTAATTTTCCAACGGTTAGATTGCATTTGTTGTAACATGTAGTAGAATCTATTCTTATCATCCACTTTAACGTATCCACTACCACCAGTAAGTATATCTTTTAAATGTCCCATATTTATACCAAATCAACAGATTCTATTAATGTATATGTGAAAGAATTTCCATGAATTGCAGATGCTTTTTCACACAACGCCATAAATTTATCAAAGTCAGTTACTGTTGAAAAAACCTGACAACCCTCAGACCAGTTTTCAACATATGTTGAAGTTCCTGTTGCTGATGAACGGTGGATATTAATACCAAAAATACCCTCAGCAATTTTTGTCTCATCATAAGTCATATCACGGTTTGGGTCACGATAAACTTTAACGGGTTTAGCTTGTTTTAGAGCCTTGTATTTACCCTGGTGAAGACCGATAGAGTGTGAACCTCTGTATTGACCCTCAACTAATCTTGCAACACCAGCAGCGTTGTGATATTCCATAACACCCTTTTTACCGGGGTCTGTCGTTGCATTCCACACATGGAATTGCCATTCACCATTTAGTTTATAAGAAACTGTGATTTTGTCATCAAATAAGTTCGTGACTTTGTTTCCTGTCGCTGAGTTTCTCACCCCAACAATGTTTAGGTCATAGTCTTTAGTCCCTTCGAACCAAGCATACCCTTTACCTTTTACGGCCTTTTCAATTTGTTCCCTTGTGTACATAATTAAAATTTTAGTTTATTTATTTATGAATAAATACTTTTTGATTTGATGAAATCATTTTGTATCTTTGCATAGTAATTAAAAGACATGGACAAGGTACTAGTATTAAATTCGGACTTCACACCGTTAAATGTAACGTCACTTAGACGTGGTTTTATCTTGGTGCAAAAGGGTCGTGCCGAAGTACTAAAAAAGGGTGACGATATTGTTACAACTATTGGTAATTTTGTAAGACCAATTATTATCAGATTACTGAATTTCGTTAGATTCAGACCAACCAATTTGAGCGTTTCTCGTAAACGTTTATTCAAACGAGATAATTTTCAATGCGGATATTGTGGTTCACAAAAGAATTTAACGATTGACCACGTAATTCCTAAATCACGTGGAGGAAGTAATGGTTGGAATAACTTGGTAACATGTTGCAGTCGCTGTAATAGTTTTAAAGGAGACAAAACTCCTGAAGATGCTGGTATGAAACTAAAATTTAAACCATCGGTTCCAAACATATTCTCGAGAGTGGTGGATGAAAATGTAGAAAAAGTTTGGAATGAGTTTGATTACACCTTTTCTTAGTACTTTTTAGTACTTATATTTGTGTAACAAAACAGGGAAACCTGTGATGTTCTTTGACATGATGGTAAAAGAAAATTGCCGCCTTGGTGAAACAGGTAGACACAAGGGACTTTAGTGGTAAACACGAAGTTTTCTAACTTTATCTCTTCCGTTTTAAAAAATATTTGATATTTATAGTAAATAATTTATTATGAATAGAAAATATACAAAAGAAAAATTAGAAGCAGTAGCTATTAAATGTTTTTCATTTAGACAAATGATTTCTGAATTTGGATTAAAGGAAACGGGTGGAAACTACACTAATATTCAAAATCGTTGTAAGGAGTTTGGAGTTGATACTTCACATTTTCTTGGGATGGGTTGGAATAATCCTAATCATCCTTCTTGGGGTAATGGTACATTACCTTTGGAGGAATACTTTGTAAAAAGTGATAAGAAAAAACCAACCACACAAGTAAAGAAAAGACTTTTGAACAACAATTTGAAAGAATATAGGTGTGAAAGATGCGGAATTGATGAATGGATGGGTGGTAGAATACTAATAGAACTACACCATATGAATGGAGACTCAGCTGATAATAGATTAGATAATCTTCAGTTATTGT